TGTAATTTTGGCGTAAATCTGTGTAGTGGTAATGTTCTTGTGTCCGAGGATAGAACTAACTGTTTCAATGGGCACGCCATTGGTCAGACAGATTTCAGTTGCCATTGTATGGCGACTCATGTGGAAAGACAAGCATAAAGAAAACGATTTCAGAATGGAATAAGGCGAACGTAAATGGTTGAGAAACAGCAAAAAGTGATTTTCTTTCTTAGTGTGTGCTGTGCAATAAACTACGGATTTGGGCAGGAGTTCGGTTACCAAACCGTTAGCATAGTTGTTACCGAATGGGTACTGCTAACGAAATAATTTGAAACAACATCACATTGCGCTGATTGTCATCATTTTGCATAGTTAAGAACGCTTATATAACGGCTAACTTTGCCACTAAAAAAATAAGCGTTATGAAAGTAGAAAAATTCAAGGTTTTGCTCTACCTTAAAAAGAGTGGATTAGACAAGTCGGGTAAGGCTCCTATAATGGGGCGTATTACCGTAAACCGAACGATAGCTCAATTCAGCAGTAAGTTATCGTGTACTCCCGAATTATGGAATCCTCGTGAAAGCCGACTCAACGGCAAGAGTAAGGAGGCTGTTGAAATCAATGCCAAGATTGACAAATTGCTACTTGACATAAACTCGGCATTCGATTCTCTTGTGAAGCGTAAGATTGATTTTGATGCTACCGCAGTCAAAGATACCTTTCAAGGTAGTGTAGATACTCAAATGACATTGTTGAAACAATTTTCAAAAGTCATGGAGGATTTGAAAGCCCGTGTAGGCATTGACCGTGCTCAAGGTACATACGATAAATATTACTACACCTATCAAATACTAAAAGAATTTCTGAATAAGAAATTAGGGGTATCTGATATGGCTTTCGGACAGTTGACGGAACGTTTCATTTGGGATTTTCATGATTTTGTATTGGAAGATAAAGGTCAGTCGGTGGATTCCGTCCGCCATTATCATGCCTTACTCAAAAAGGTGTGCAGAATAGCATATAAGGAGGGCAATTCGGAACGCTATCACTTCTGCAACTTCAAACTTCCCAAGCAGAAAGAATCCACTCCGAAAGCATTGACACACGAAGAGTTTGTTCGGGTAAGGGATTTGGAGATACCTTCCAAACGTCCTGCTCTCCGACTTACACGAGACCTTTTTCTTTTCGCCTGTTATACGGGTACTGCCTATGCCGATACCATATCCATAACAGCCGAAAACTTGTTTACGGATGATGATGGTGCAATGTGGTTAAAATACCGCAGAAAGAAGAATGAACTTCTTGCTCGTGTCAAACTTCTACCCGAAGCACTTGAACTATTGGAGAGATATAAGGATGAAAGCAGAGAAACTCTATTGCCATTCCAACATTACAGCACATTGCGTTGCAACATGAAAACGCTTCGTGTTCTAGCCGGAATAAAATCCGACATCGTCTATCATGCCGGAAGGCACTCGTTCGCAAGTTTGATTACTCTTGGTGAAGGTGTTCCCATTGAAACCATCAGCAGAATGTTGGGGCATAGCAATATTCAGACAACGCAGATTTACGCCCGTGTCACCCAAAACAAACTGTTTGAAGATATGGATAAATTCATCGAAGCAACACGTGATTTCAATTTTGTTCTATAACCCTAAAAACGCAACATTATGAGAAGTACATTCAAGACATTGTTCTATATCAACAAGAACAGAGTAAAGAATGATGGTACAACCGCCATCATGTGCCGCATTACCATAGATGGTAAAAATTCTACCATTGCCACAGGCTTGTATTGTGGATTGAAAGAATGGAATGCCAAGAAAGGCGAAGTTAAGAATACCCGTATCAACAACCAACTTATGCAATTCAAGCAGGATGTGGAACGTAGATATGAAGAGGTATTGAAGAAAAACGGTGTTGTCAGTGCCGAGATTCTGAAAAGCATTATTGTCGGAGTAAATGCAGTTCCAAAGAAATTGCTGCAAGCAGGAGAAGTGGAACGTGAACGGTTGAGACTTCGTTCCATAGAGATAAACTCCACATCAACCTATCGGGAATCCAAATCAACTCAATTATATCTTCGCAGGTTCATCCAATCAAGAGATATGGAAGACATTGCTTTTACCGACATCAGAGAAGAATTTGGAGAATCGTTCAAAATCTTTTTGAAGAAAGTATGCGGGTGCAGTTCCGATCGAGTGAACAAATGCCTGTGTTGGTTGAATAGACTTCTGTATCTGGCTGTGGATAGGGAGATATTGAGAGCCAACCCACTTGAAGATGTTGAATACGAAAAGAAGAATCCACCGAAATACCGTTACCTTACTCGCAATGAATTGAAACTGATGATGGAAACACCGATGCAGGACAATGGTTTGGAATTGGCAAGAAGGATGTTTATCTTTTCATCTTTGACAGGACTTGCCTATGTAGATGTCTATCGCCTGTATCCTCATCATATAGAAACCACTTCGGATGGAAGAAAATATATCAGGGAGAAACGAGGCAAGACCAATGTAGAGGCATTTGTACCATTGCACCCGATAGCGGAAAAGATACTCATGCTTTACAATACGACAGACGACAGCAAGCCTGTATTTCCATTGCCTATACGAGATATTCTTTGGCGTGAAGTCCATGCTTTGGGTGTTGGACTAGGCTTTAAGGAGAATCTTTCCTATCATTCGGCCAGGCACTCGTTTGGAACATTATTGATGTCCTCAAGCATTTCCATTGAGAGCATAGCCAAAATGATGGGGCACTCGAATATCATCAGTACACAGGTTTATGCTCGTATAACTGATGATAAGATTTCTGAGGATATGGATAGACTACTGAAACGTAGAAGCCAACATACAAAAACCAATAATAATGCAGCCGTATGAAAAGAGGAATCATAACAATCAACAACGGTGTGGTGGGTATTCCTACTGCACCCGTTTGGATGACACAGGAAGAAATTGCCGATTTGTTCAATGTCTATGGTCGTGATATTCGCAGAGCCATCAATGCCATTTATAAAGAAGGTGTATTGGATAAAGCTGAAACAATGCGATATATCAGACTTGATGAACGCAGAAGTATAGATGTCCATTCGCTTGAAATAATTATATTTATTGCATTCAGAATAAATGGCAGACAATGTGAAATTTTCAGAAATTTCATCATGAACAGAGCTATTACAAAGGAGAATACTCCCATTGTTCTGTTCGCAAACGAATTTAGGAAAGGTGGCTCAATTTTCAATTAGAATTTCAGTTCCGTCAATCGCCCGTTTCCTAAGCTCGTCTGCAAAGGTAGTACAGACCGAGTTTGAAAGTTGAAAGGTCGGGCGACAAGTCGTTTCGGGCAGAATCTGCCACCTGCGGAGAGTATTCAGCCCGAAAACCTTTCACCTTTCAAGCCCTGTACTCAACAATGCAGACGGCAACGGAAACAATCGACCGACGGAAAAGTAATTAAAACACAAGAAGAATAGCGTACAGATAGGTCTATAACTTGATGACCTAAATGTACGCTGTTTCCGTTTCTATCTTTGGAGGGATATTTTTTAGGAATAATCATAATTGGGCAAACGAGAAACTGCTCTCCCTCCAGAAATGTAATTGGCTTCGCATCGCTGATTTACCTCCTTTTCGTAAACTTTTTTGGCATTTACTTTGTAGAATGTAATAAATGTATTACATTTGCAACATGAGAACTATGATAAGAAGTACAGAATTTGATGAGTTTTACAACTCACTACCTGCAAATGTTCAGAACAAAGTTAAATATGCAATGAACATTATTGCGGATGTAAAGGTCGTAAATACCAAGTTGGTAAAGAAACTTGTAGATACAGATTTCTATGAGTTGCGCATATCTGTAGGTAATGAGTATCGAGTTATTCTCTTTACCATTGACCACGAGAATTTCATTGAGGCCGAGCAGATACTTCTTTTGAATGGTTTTATGAAGAAGTCCACAAAGGACTATAAGAAGGAGATACAAAAAGCAGAACAAATTTTAAACAGTTTACAGCAATGAGACCAAAGATTGACATTAA